AACTATCAAACACCTCATCAAGTACTAATAAATTGGTATTTACACTATTTTTGAGTTTAGCGACAGCTCTCCAAGTGAAAAGAAGAGCGAGATCTATTCTCATCTTTTCCCCTTCACTAAAAGAGGCATAAGTAAATTCGTCGCGGTGTCTTGATTTTATGGTTTCATTAAAATTTTCATCAAGCTCAAATGTAATGTAAAAATCCATTGCTGACAAATACTTATTTATCAGTTTATTGATAATTGGAAGATACTGTTTAATAATCCGAGTCTTAATTCCTGTATCTTTAAGAAGGGTTGTTGCCAGTTCGTATAGATGTTTTTCTTTTGATAGCTCTTCTCTCTTTTCAGTAAATGTTTCAATATTTTCTTTTATAGTTTCAAGTTCAGTTCTTTTAATATCTATATCATCTATCATTTGTGATATTTCATCATTCTGATTAGAAACCTTATTGATATATTGAGTACATACTTGAATACTATTTTGATTCTTTATTATGTCGTTTTTAAAGTTTTGTATTTGATGAAGGACTTTATCAATATCAGCAGTTCTGTGTTTCACCTTACTGAGCTTTTCACCCAATTTAACTACTCCACTACTCAATTGATGCATCTTACCATGAAAATGCTCAATCATCTTTTCACGGAATTCATCTGGTATATCTTGCCGACATACACTGCACTCTTTATTATTTTCGTAAAACTCTATGTCTTCTTCAGATTGAAGAATACCTTTTTCAATATCGTTCTTATAATTAAGTAACGACTTATCTTCTTCTCTTACCTTGGGCTCATCTGATATAGATATATTAAATTTTTCAATTTCTTGATTAATTTCTGTATTTTTCTTTTTATAATCTTCCAGATAATCTTCATGTTCTTTTATGTCTTTCTTATTTTTTTGGATTTGAGAAGTTTTATTTTCTCTAAGCTTTTCAATTAAATGTTTGGTTGATTTCTCTTCACCTCTAGCCAATCCAAGTGATATATCAACTGTTCCTGTAACATCTTTATTAACACCAACCTTACCTCTGAGAAGTTGATTCATAACAGAAAAAATTTCAATGTCAAGAAGATCTTCAATGATAGCTCTGCGTTCAGAAGTTTTGAGCTGCATAAAGGGAATGAAAGAAGAGCTCCCCAAAAGAACAATCTGAGTGAAAGACTTATAATTTAATTTTAGAACAGTTTTCTCAAGGAATTCTTGATAATCTCTAACAGATGCATCTTGATTCAAAAGAGAACCATCCAAGTATATTTGAAAAAAGTTCTTCTTTATGCCTCTTTTTACTATATACTTTTTACTACCAATACTAAATTCAATCTCTACAACAGTTCCACCTTGATTTATGGAATTGATAAGTTGTGCCTTATTGACAGACCTAAATGGTCTACCAAATAATCCAAAAGTTAGAGCATCTAAAATAGTAGATTTTCCCGCGCCATTGTCACCAATTATCAGAGTATTTGAATTTTTGTTAAGTGGTACTTCAGTAAAAACGTTGCCGGTTGAAAGAAAGTTCCGCCACCGAATAATTTCAAATTGTATCACTTACCCTCATTGAGAAGCTGTGGTTTATTACCATGTTCAAATTTATATTCTGCTTGTTTTATACTATCTTTCAAAATAATATTGATCATCTTGTTAAAGGTAATATCTCTCTCATGTGCCTGAAGAGCAACCCCCATAAAATCATCATCTGAAAGTTCTATATCAACTGCTGTGTGAGGTGTTTCATCTTTACCAATTTTAACAGAGCTAACCGAATTTCTTTTAGCCCGTGTAAGTCTATCATTTATTCTATCATCTTCATCTTGAGAATAATTTGTCATAACTTCTCTCTCTCCTTTCGTAATAGTAGTTCTGCATAAGTTTCCATCATAATGTTTCTAAAGTCAATGATTCATTATACAACGAAATTAGTAAATTGTCAAGTTCTTTTTTATTATCTATATTTAAAGAATTGACATATTTGGAAAGTATGGTAGGTGTATCTTCTGCTTCATCTATCATATCATCTTCAATATTCAAATCTTGGTCAAAGTTCTCTGCGACTGAAATGTCAGCCACGTCAGCAGCATAAAGTTTATCCATCAAAGTATCAAACCAAAATGGATTCTTTTTATTCACTATTACTATTTTTACATAGCATCCTTTATACACCGAATATTCATCATTTTGAATAGATTCCAGAGTCGTGTTTTCTTCATCATCATCATAATAAATCTTATGAAACATCTCAAAAGGATTCAGAATAAAATCTACTTCTCTGGTTTCTGTGTCAAATATATGGAATCCTTTTACATCTTTATAATCAGACCACGTTATTTGATATTGATTACCGAGATAATAGATATTACCATTATCGGATTTGTGATGAAAGTGGCCACTAAAGGCCATGTCAAACTTTTTGAACATACTTGCATCAACACCACTCTGACTATACTGGCCTGCGTGCATTTCAAAACCTTTAACTTCCAAGTGTCCGAACAATACTTGAGCATTTGTCTCTTCCATAGCTTTGATGGATTGCTCTCTGTTTTCATCACATATCCAAGGTTGCAAGAAGAACTTTGTTCCATCCAATTCAATCTCTGTGGATTTTTCGTAAACTGTAAAGTTTTCATTGTCGCCTAAGCGAAGGCCCTCTAGTGCGTTTACTTGATTAGTATTGCGAAAGTAGCAATCGTGATTTCCGGCAATTATGTGAACCTTTATATCTCTATCATAACAAACATCAAAGAACATTTTTCTCATTTGAAATACAGTCTTCCAGTTAATAAACTTACGCCGGTCAACAACATCCCCCATGTGAATAATCGTGTCTATACCACGTTCTTGTAGGGTTGGAAAAAATACCTCTTCATAGAATCTTTTGAAATAATCCATGAAAGCTTGACTGTCATTTCTAGCTCCCCAGTGCGTGTCGCTGATTACTGCTACTTTCATACTACCTCATTTATATTATGTGTCATGTCTGTTGCTCTGTATGGGAATATTTTGACAATCAATTATAGACTGTTGTTCTTGTTGGAGTCTATGTTCTTTTAATGACTTACACCTATCATTCAATTCATCCAAATCTGGATTGGTCAAATATAACAAAAATGTATTGATTGCTTTTATCAAATTCTGGCGGGAGTACGTCACTTCTTTCTTATTGATGTATATCTGAATATTGATATTTTCGTCATTCACCTTCATGCTACCATAAAATATTCAAGGTTAGTAGTTTTAACTGGTTTTTTAGCTACACTCTTCGCAGCCTTTGCATCCTCAAAGTTTTTGATGAAATTATACATATTTGCTTTTTGGTCAGTATTCATTGTCTCTTGATTATATCCTTTATCACTGTCATTTGCAGACACTTCTACATTTTCCAATAAAGACGGAGAGCTTTGCATAGTTTTATATTTTATGTAAAGTTGTTTTTTCTCTTTTTGTATCCGTCTAATAAAAGCATAATAGATAATTTGAGTAAAATATGCAAATGGATTGGATGATTTTTCTGGATTAAAGTTCTTTATGTACTGAATACAATTTTCAATACCATCTGAAATCATATCATCCTTAAAAGCATAATTTATAAAATTAGGTCTAAAAGAAAGTCGTTGTGCTATCTTCATGAAACATTCACCAATATATTCTGAAATCATAGGTGGAAGTTCATCTTTGGCTTTAGCTTCATCAAATCCAGCCTTGTATATTATCATTTCTTTCAAAAACTTTTCATTATCTACATAATGTATTGGTTTTACTTTTGCTCTTTTTGCCAAGTTACCCTCCTTAAAAGTTGTTATTTCATATATTATACCACAATAACTGGCTCTTGTCAACCACTTGACAAAGCTCTTGACAGGTGGTATAATACTGGTGTAGGGGTTAAATGAATCATTTCTTATTAAGTCTTTAGCTGTACGAAATATTCCGCTATATCAAACTTCTCTTCTTTATATATTTTCTTTCGTTCTTCAAAATGGTCTAATGTGTAATTGAAACTACTGCCATAAGACAAATCATCAGCAATATCGTACAATGTCGCTATATCTTTATTTTCGGATTTTCGGAGAGCACGTCCTATTGATTGCAAGTTTCTTATACGAGACTTAGAAGGACTAGCGAAGACAATGTTATGCAAGTTCCTAATGTTGATGCCAACACTAAATACGCCATAACTAGCAACGATAATGGAATCTCGTTCCGATTCAACGATATGTCTAATCTGTTCTCTTGTATCTGCATCTGTTCCTCCATGAACGAAAAATACGGTTCTATCCTTTGATTCTTCCTTTATCATATCGTAAAGCAACTTTCCATGTTTTTCAACGAAACGAAATAAAAGAAGTGTGTTAGTTTTTAGGTCTAGAACTAAGTTTTTAATAAAAGTATTTCTTGCTTCAGAATTTACCAAATAGTCTAATTCTTCTTGATAACTTATATTTCTAAGATCATGACAGATAGAATCTGGATGTCTTATTAAAATTGATTTGATAGTAAATGGTGATAGATAATTACTATCTATAAGCTTCTTTGTTGAGGTGACCTTGTAGACCTTCCCAAACAGCCCTTCTAGCACCAATTTATGTGTTAGTGTTCCATCTAATGTTCCAGTTGTTCCTATACGATATTTCGCATTAATACATTTGGTCATTATAGATGTGAGAGATTTTGACTTAAAACCATGAGCTTCATCTCCAATCACAAGTTCATATTGTTCAAAGTATTTTTGTTGCATCTTATAAATTGATTGCCATGTTGATATTATGATAGGCAATTCAGAACCTTTATCTCTTCCAGCAAAAACCGTATGACAGTTATTCGCTACATCAAATCCATATTCTCTAAAATCGTTATACATTTGAGAAACAAGAGAGGTAGTAGGCACCAAGATAAGAGTTTTCAAATTCAAATATCTTAGTATTATATAGATAATCAAAGATTTGCCGGAAGCAGTTGGTGAAAGTAAAAGTGTTTTGTGGTGGGACAGCGCATGGTTGGCCGCAATCATTTGATAATCTCTAGGGATTACTGGTAGCTTTAAAGAATCTATAAAATCTTTCTTAATCTTTATTTTTTCATTATTAAAATCTGAATCAAACTTAACTTTATAGTCTCTGGTATATAGAAATTTACAAAGATGTTCAAACAATCCTCCATAAAGAAGACGATTACGAACATTAAACAGTCTTATCTTGCCGTCCCACATTCTATTACGATATGATGGCATAAATGTGTAGCCAGGAACCATGAAAGTAAAATGGTCACAAATCTCTTGAGCAGTTGAAGCTTCAGAATCTATCTGAATATAGACTTCATTTTTTTTAGATATGTTAATTATTTCCATTTGTAAATTTCAACCAATCCAAAGCATTCTTAATTTGGAATCCCCGATTGTTTATCATTCTAATAACAGAGTCCAGATAGCCTACCTTTTCTTGTAAAACTACTAGGTGTTGTTTGAGTTTGATTATATCATCATCTGATTCAATATAGTTAGATATTTCGTTCTTGAGAAGTCTTCCCAAATATTGCTCCCAGCCACGCCGTTCAAGTTCTTCTTGAGACATTTTACCAGAATAATACTCAGTCTTAGCCCGAACCATTTTAGATAGTTCAAACTCAAAACCTTTCAGTCTGATTCGTTCATCAGTAAAAATTTTAAGATATTTGTCGTGAATTCGGGGGATACTAATAGATTCAGTGCCCAGTTCTGTATAATTAATTTCACTATCTTTATGCCAAAGTTCTTGAATATCTTCAAGTTTCAAATCACCTCCTTAAATAATAATTAAACTGGTTCTTTCACATTAGTTGTTGAGTAGGTTTTTAACTGTATAAACATCATAACGAAAAGAAACATCTGCAGTAACATAATCTATATCTGTTCCACCACTATCAAATGCAACTGAAGAAAGACTTGTGGGGAAACATTCTCTAAACACAAAATTTATCTGTGGATTCATATTACTGGTCAATACAGTTAAAGTTGCATCAGTAGTCAACTCTGAGGCTTCCGATAATTTTTTATATTTTGCTTGACCCTCTGGTGTTGGAAATCCAAGCCCGATAATCCAATCATAAATTGATAGCCAATTTTTCATATTTTCATCTACTATAAATTTTATTGACAATTCTTCAAAGGTAACCTCATCTCCAGCAATGTCTATGGATTTTAATGGTGTAGGAACATTAATAGAACTTATAGAAATTCCAGGCAGAGTAGCAGACTGACAAAAATAGTTTACTTCTGGAAAATTATTAAGTTGAAATTTAAACCCAATGGGGCTCAAAAAACTAGTGTTGATTGGTTGATTTTGTAATGCAGACATATTTGGAATATCCTTTCTGTAGTATTTAGTAAGGACAAAAAAAAAGGTGACTACAATTAAGTAATCACCTTTCTCACGGTCTTTAGGGGTAGCGACTCCTAAAGTATTAACTTACATCAGATTGTCAACTCTGACCATTCTGTAGTAATAGTTACCATTGGCATCAATTACTCCGTCACCATCGCTGTGTCCAAATGGATTGGATACGATTCCGTAACGTGTTTTGAAACCAATTTTTGGTTGAAAGGAACTTTCGCCAACCGCACGAACCATTTGCAATGGAACGTAAGGACAGTAGAAAATACCTGCATC